TACCCCTGACTCCTCAATGACCCCGTGTAGGTGCTCGAGGCCAAATCCAGTACCACCTTTCCGGGTGATACTACTGTCGCGTCTCCTAAAAGGGCGCTGTCTGAACGTAATCTCGCAAGAGACTTCGCCAGAGTTTCGCTTGCTACAGGTATATCATAAATCTGTTTACCTGTAACCATATTTGTACTGTCAGACGTATTTGATGTGTCTGAGAGCGGTTTTCCTATAGCCAGAAGGTCATTATCAACGACGCCACTGGTATCGGCAAACGCCCTATCAAAGTCGACCTGACGCTCAAACACATCAATCGCAGTCGCGACGTCTGTTTTAATTTTCGTAAACTGCATCTCTTGGTCATCAAGAATGGAAGCAGTTCCGTCTACATCGTCGGTAAAGCTGACTGTGTCACTAAGTTGTTTTGTGCTTACTTTAGAATTAATCGCATCAGACGCCACTGGAGCCTCTGTAAGCACTTTTCCTATTGTAAGTGTATCAATGGCCTCGGAAATGAAACCGTGGTCAGAGAGCGCCTTAGCGAAGGCTATAACGTCATCGTCAACAGCGCCAACAGGGTCAGTTGAAACTTTCTTAGCAAATAAGAACGCTTGGTCGCCCGCGCTGGCTATTATCTCAGCAATAGGTTTACTGGTTGCGATGGAATGAGCTTCAGAAAGCGAAGCTGCATCATCGAACGCTGTACCAAAGTTCTTCTGTAAAAGGTCTAGTGTGGCAACAACCTCGTCTGCGGCCTTCTTCGTGAAGATAACCACGTGGTCTTCAGTGCTTGTAACTTGGTCAGAAAGTATTTTTGCAAACGCTAGTGTGTGCGCATCAACAAGCGCAGAGTCATCAAGTAGAGGCTTGCCAACAGCAAACGCAGGCTCGTCTAGTGCAGTTGAGTTGTCAGACTTACCAAGGCCAGCGCCTAACGAAACGCTCTCGCTTACTGAGGGGGTTTCCCCGTGTACCTTCTTCGTGAATATGAACGCATGGTCTCCCACGCCAGAGACACTGTCGTTGAGCGCCTTAGCGAACTCGAAGTAGTACGGGTCACTGGTTGTGATGGTCTCAAAAGCGTTTTTAACAAACTGTAGACGCTCACTGTCTGTTACATAACCAGCGTCATTGAACGCTTTAATAACCCCTTTGGACGCAATATCCGTAATGTCGGCGTCGTCCAGTAGCGGCTTGAAGAAGTCGAATATAATCTTGTCTGACGGGCGTGAGCCGTCATCAATATAGAAGGTGTCAAGGAACGAAGCGAAGAGCAGGAAGTTGCCTAGCTCCGCTTTTACAACGTTTTGGTTAATGTTTACCGAAGTTTGCGTAAGTACGTTTAGCTGCTCAAACTTAGCAGATAACGCATTAACAAGCTCGACAGACCCTAACTTCACGCAAAGTCCTCCCGAATTTTGAATTTGAGTTTATCGAACAATGTCTCACGGACACCGCTGCTTCTAACAACCTCAATCTCACCTTCGTAAGTACCAGCATCTACCTCTAGGTCTCCAACGCTCCACTGGAGTACAGCGACACCTGTGTCTGCCGTCTCAGGGTTAATGAAGAACTGTCTGGAAAACAGAACGCTTTCAGCGCCCGCTTCTCTGAAGTGCAAAGTAACTGTAGCACTGGTCAAGTCGACCGGTGCGTTATCATCTTCGTTCGTAAGGGTTACACGAATCTGTGGACCGGTATCTCCTTGAACGTATTTAAATATCTGTGCCATTAAATCCCCCTGCGAACGCTGGCTTTGTCAAACCCAACCATCTTGGCTCGAAGACTAGCGCCGCGTGTGTCACGGCCTTTAGCGTCGGTGGCGTGCTTGTAGAATTCGGACTTGTAGTAAGCCGCAAGGTCAGGGTTGGTCCATTCTTTGCCGGGGATTATCGCTAAGCGAAATATAGCCCCACAAGCGATTGAGCGACCATATGATTCAAAGATAAAGTCCTCCACGCCTGTAGCTGACAAAGATGGTTTAATTACACCGGTGCCCTCGAACTCGTACTTGCCGTCGGGGGTTGGGTAAAACCTAATCTGAGAGTCTTGGTAGATACTAAAAGACATGGGACGCCCGTTGGCTACGCCGCTGGGCAGGTCGAAATGACGGTCTGACACACGGTTTACCGCTGTCCCGTTTATATAAAGGACTAAAATGTCCTCCAAAACAGAACGAGTGGGCACCTCGACTTCGTACTCAGAAGTATTTCTACTCGTGTAGTCCTTATCAATGTCATAACGCCATATCTGACTGACCGCACAAAACTCAGCTGCCGCTTCTTGCAAATGAGTTTCGATGATTATTTCCGGGCAGCCCGGAAGCAGGGGCTGTATATACGGAAGAAAACTAGCCCATGCTACTGCCATACTATGTCACCGAACTCATGTTAGAGGGCGATACCGCCGAATCTACTTGGTTTTTGGTAGCCAGCGCTGCGTTAAACGCACCGTAAGCCGCCTGCGCACGCTGCTCGTTCGCACCGTATTCAGCGTCTTTCGAGTACGCTCTGTACAGAATCCAGTCTATCATCGGGGACATGTAAATGTCGTCCAGTAGAATGGTTGTCGCATCAGTACCTGCCGGGTCGAGTTGAGCTTCTGTCAACGTAGTTGCTCCCGGAGAATCCGTGTAAACAACTTCGATCTCAGCGGCTGTTGTGGCCGGTGGGTAGACAAAGAACTCTTTCGGCTGACGAGGGTCAAACGTATAGTGCTGGATAGATGTCGTACCAGTCTCAGCGTGCCATGCAGGTCGCTGATCGTCCAGAACACTACGAGCAACAAGGCGAATAACCTTGTACCCTGAGTTGGTGGCTAAGTTTCGTGTCACATCCAGCAAGCGGAGACTAGACGGGAACTCAGCTGTGAGAACCTGCCGTGTACCTGCTGCGCAAGTGAATGAGCCTGTTTTGGCGTTAGCGTCAGGACGTGCAAGAGTAATGGCGAGGTAAGACTCGTTCATCCAGTTCTGCAATTCCGTACGCGGCCACCGAATATTGGTGTCCTGTAGGACATCCTCTACCCGTCTGATAATGTCCGTGACTTTTACGGTAGACATCCGTTACCCCCTATTCGCTAGATTTGGGTGCAGCGGCAGCTTTAGCTGTCTTCGACTTAGTATTCTTAGCTTTAGGTGCGGGAGCGGGCTTAGCATTCTTAGCCATCTCTTCGCCTTCGGCAGTTAGAACCATCTTGTCGCCGATTACTTGGGCTACAACCACGCGTGAACCGTCGACCTTAGCTACTGCCTTATTGGCAACAACCTCAGCGTCTACGGCGTTTATAAGATCAAATACATCCATAATAACCTCCAAAGTTATAAGAAGGGGGGCGAACCCCCCCTCAAAGGGCTATTAAGATGCCGCGCCTACAATCGTAGTAATCAAAGCCTCAGGCTTGATGACCTTGCGGCCATAAACGGCTAGGCCACGAACGATGTCGCCAAAGTCCGTTTGATTACGAAGAGGTTCAGTTTTGCTGATCTGCGATGCGAATGCACAAGATGCTTTCGTACCAGCTACCATCATGCGACGGTTCTTAGCGTTAGTTACGGTAGCACCGCCTGAAGTGGCAGCTAGACCCGGAACCAATGCTTTACCCGCAGCGCCTTTAGGCAGAAGGTTAGAAACATAAACTTCGAAGCGATCCAACATACCGATCTTACCAGTACGGATGGTGCTTGAAGCATCTCCTGTGAAGTACGCCTGAGCGATGTCAGTTTGCATGAGCAGCTGGCGGTCGAATGGCGAAAGGATCAACCAACGGCCATCTTCAGGAACGTTCTGCTCGTCAAGAGCAGCTGACATACGAAGGATCGAATCCAGTACGTTCTTTGGAGTAGCTTGGTCGATTGGAGCAACGTCAGTACCGAGGTTGTACTCGCCAGACAAAGCACCGGCAGTGCCGCCTGCGTTATCAGCGTGTGCGCCTTCAGTAACGAACCAGTTAAAGAAACATTCGTTTTCGATGTTGATCTTCAACTGCTTAGCAGCGTCATCGGTGAACATGTTCATCAAGTCCATATCGGCTTGGTGAGCAAGTACGTCGTTGACCTGTACGCTGAAGTATTTACCCTTGTTGATCTGCATATCTAGGTAGATAGGTGCAGGAACTTCAGAGGTAAGAGTTGTACCAGCGCCAGCATAATCATTAATTGTGATTGATGGTGCGGTACGGATGCGAATAGTGTCGCCCTGATTTTTGATCTCGCCTTCCCAATCGGTATTGGCAATTTCAGTCATCATGGTGTTCGCGTAGAACTTAGCATTAAGTTTGTTAGACCACAGTTGTGGAATGAAACCGCCAGAGTAAGACGGGTTTGTGTCGAATGATCCTGATCCGACGACGGGGAATACAGCAGCCATAATGGCCTCCTATTAGTTTAGTTGGTTACTAACAGCTGCTTACCCGTTAACACATATACTATCGTACACGGCCTTCGAGATACGCAGTTGTTATTTCTGCTTCAAGTTTTTGGGCCTCGTCGTACTTATGCCGCGTGTTCAAAGTGCGTATCTTGTTCCAAGCTGTTGCAATTTCCCTTTCGGAGTAAACCTTAACATCTTTTCCCACGCTCTTCGTATTAGCGGAATTCGCTGAACGATTCGGCGCGACCTGTTTCTCGAGTTCGGCTTGGCGAGTCTGACGCTCCTGCGGTACTTCCGGCGCTAGGGTTTCCTTCCACAGCTTCACATAATGTGCTACTGCTTCAGCGTCCCCTGAACTAAACGCCTGTGCCGCCTGATCTCTGCGAGGTCCGCGAAGCATGGGGTCATGCTCGTTTAGCCACGCAATCCAACGTTCGTCGTTGTCGATGCTTGCAAAATCAGGAACTAGCGCTGCTAATTTCTGAGAAAAGCTCATCTCTCCAACCTGATTACCGGTTTGCTTCAGTTGTTTCTGAAGCTGCGCGATAACTTCACTTTGTTGCTCAAATCGTTCCTCGTATTCTTGAGAAACTTCCTGCGCAACACGACGTTGAACGTCAATCAGTTCTTCACCAAATTCGGCTCGATCTTCATCGGTCACATAACTGACTTTCTCCTTCGACTTTGTCGGCTCTTTGGGCTGTGCTGCTAAAGTCTCAGTGAGATCGTTTAGCTTAGCCGTTAAGTCCTTAACTTGCGAATGCAAGCGTGGGACTTCAGCGTCGTACTTACCCCGTAAGGTTTTGTACTTTTGCTCAAATTCGTCCGCTACGTCCGTCGGTGACGTGTCAGCTGGCTCTGCTTCTACCGGTTCAAGTGCTACTTCCGCTTCGACTGGTACTTCTGCCTCGGTATCCTCAGGTTTTACCTCTGAAACTTTAGGCTCTTTTGCCTTCTTTTTCTTTGGTTCTTCCGTTTGGGCTGTTAGCGTTTTCTCTAGTTCTTCCACTTCAGCAAGCTGAGCTTGCACCTGTTTTGGCAATGCCATTTTTTTCTCCTTAAAGCACCAACTCTGTTCCTAGCGTCCCGTGGGTATGCTGTTCCCGTTATGGTGTGCTTCTCGTATTTTGCGCATATGCGCGGTTTTCTACCTTGGCTGCGTCTTTCGCAGCTTCCAGTAAATCTGCAAATGCTTCCGCTCGTCCTTGCAACCGGTGGACTTGTACCATGTCGGCTGCGTGTACTAGCTTCAGCTTGGCGGTCTCTAACTCCGCCTCGAGTAACCTGAGTAGTGCTTCATTGCCGGGTTCTCGAAACCTCATAAGGGCTTTGACGGCTTGGGTATCGGCACTATTCAAATCAATCATAGTTTAAAAGTATAGCATATGTGTCAACGTGTCAACAGATAGACTCGTTAACGTCCATTTGGGCGCGGGCTTATAAAGTTACCTTCCCGCCCACCTTGTTGACTTCCATCTTCCTGCAAATTAGCCGCCTCTTGGGCTTG